TTGGTTTCTGGTGGTGGCACGGCCGTTGGGTGGTTTTGTTCCAACCATTCGATGAATTGTTCTAATGCGGTTTTCATGGTGTCGTATTTGTTCATTTCGTTTTTACTTGTTGTATTTTCCATTCAATTAATTCCAACGCCCGTTTATAACCTTCTTTGTAACCATCGGAATAACTCATTTCCTTTCCTGCGATTTCCATTTCTTTGGCTTGTTCTTTTAATTGCTTTAACCTTTGATTTTTTTCATCTTTTGATATATGTTCAGCCCAATAATCATAATGTAAAATTTCCATTTGTTCTGCCAACCACTCCACTGCCGTTTGTTGTTTATTGTTGCTCATAGTGAAATCATTAAAATTATTACTGAAATAACCATCCCCGTATAAATACCAAGGGAAAAACTTTGAAAATCAAAATCTATTTGTTTATTGTTTGTCATTGTTTACCTCCTCCGTAGGTTTGTTCGTAGTATTGTTCACCAGTTATTGGTAATGTACTTTCAGGATAATCAATTCCATGAACTGTTCCTTTGTTGTATGCAGTTTCAATTCTTTGCTTCTCCATTTCTTTGGCTTCTTTTATTTCCTCTTGATGGTCTATGTAAAAAGTAATTGCTTGTGGTATGCCTAACTTCATTGCTAACTTTCCACATAAAATGTCTACCGCCGTTTGTTGTTTATTGTTTGTCATATCAATATCCTAAATCCTTTTTAACTTGTGATTGTTTGGCCTGGCGTTCATCGTACTTTTTACCACGCAATTCGGGTGTTTCTTCTTGAACCAATCGGCGAACCCGTGTAATGGTGTCCGAGGATGTTAGTTTCCCAAATGCCATCAGTTTGAAGAATGTTTGTGTTGGGGTGTTTGATGCGGGATAGCCGTGGGCTTCCATTTCAAGTTTCCAGAACCACGCCACCAATTGTTGGTCGTTGTCTTTGAAGTCGGAGTATTGAGTTAACAACTCAATCACCGTTTTTTTAATGTCCATTTTCATTTGTCTTTGATTTTAAGATTAACGCCATTTTTGTGGCTTTGTCCAATGTTTCAATTGCCGTTGGGGATGACATCAAATGATCCACGATGCTTCCCACCTGGCGGTGTTTGTTTTCGTTTTCAATGTTTCGTTTTATATGTGCGTTTTTTCGCTGTTCAAAATCGTACAACCATTGTTTCATGGTATCGTATTCCACCAAATCCGCTTCGTACATTTTATGTTTGGTTACAAAGTCATAACCTATTTTGAGCAATACCAACGACAATCGAGAATCGGCATCGTGTTCCCAATATGCCTTGATAAAATCGTTTTTCAAATGCTTCAATGTGGTAATGCCTTGTTGGTAAACTTCTTCTTCCGTGTACACCACCTCCGTGGGGGCTTTTTCAAACGGGTTGTACCTGGGTACTTTCACATCCTTGATAAACCGATTGATGATGTTTGTGAGGAATACTGCGTTGATTTTTTTAACGCGGTGAATGTCCGACATCGAACCAATCAAATACGCATCAAATGCCTTTTCAAATAAAAGGAAGTGATAACGGGAATAAGTTTGTTTCAGCAAATCCACGATTTCTTTCATGGCTTCGTTTGGTTCAATATCGCCAACCCGAACCAGTTTGTCAATGGCGGTGGCAATTTCAATGTCCGTTAGGTCGTAAACCCATTGTTTATTTGTCATGGTGTAAATATATTATCTAAATTGATCCAACCAACTTCCCTTATTTTCCACATTCTGTTGATAAGGTAGTTCATCGTTCCATCGTTCTTGTGAAATGTAAGTTGCGAAATGCGGGATGAAATCCATTTTTTCGGCCTTGCGGTGGCTTTGTATGTAATTTGGTACATGGTTAATAATATGCAACCGATTGGTTTCAGTTAATCGCTTAAATCGCTCGTATGCAACTTTCTTTGGGCCAACCTTTGTGTATGCAATCCAAACTTGTTCAAATTGCTCTTTGATTAAGTTATTATCTACTTTCTCATTTACAATTTCAATTTCATTTTCATTTTCATTTTCCATATGTAAAACATATGTTTTTGATGTGATTAACATATCTTCTTTCTTTTTCCTATTATTCCTTCTTGATTCGGAATACGCTTTACGCTTATCAACTTCTTGTTCCAACCTGGGATTAAAATAGTTCCCCGCCTCATCGCGTTCAAACTTTTCAAAGATATCTGCATCATGTGTGCCACATATCTTTAACATATCTTTTTCGCTCAACCTACCTTTTTGGTGTTGGGCACACATTAATCGTATGAATTTGCCAACTTGCTCATTGTCCATGAACATCGTGCCAGTTAGGAAGTCACTCGAATAGAATAAAAATGCTGGATCTTTTGACATAAATTAAAACCCCAAACAATTGATGGCGGTCGCAGTGCCAAAAACTGAATGGGGTTGTAAAGATTTTTCAAAGTTATCTGCGACATAACTGTAATACACCACGAATATACAAAAATGAACTATATTTGCAAAGTCCTTTTTGTTATTTGTCATATCAATTGGATTGGGGGGCGTCATTGCCCCCTTCCTTTTTAAGTTGGTACAACGCTATCATCGCCACGAATAAAAATCCTAACCCCATTCCACCCGCGATGATTTGGGCCATAATTGGATAATGCACAATGCACCATCCATATGCCAATCCCAGAACGATTGTTGTAAATACGATTAGGATGTTTTTCATTTTACGGCTTTGATTAAAATTGAATCTTCGTTGGAAACATACTGTGCGGGTTCGTACACCTCGCCCGTTTGCTCATTCAAGAACAATCCTTTGTTCATGTTCTTGTACGCCATTTGGTGCAGTTTCTCGCGTTCTTTGAGTGCGTTTTTGAGTTCCACCACCTGGGGGATGTGGTCGTATGAATAACGCCCCGCACCCGCTTTTCGTGTTATCTCATAACCACAATACACTTGCCCGTTCCATTTGGATGCTTCGTTCAATGCCAATGGTTTGATTTGGTCTTGGAAGTTCTTGATAGTGTCTGCAAGTTCTTTCAACTCGATGTGGAATTGAAGGGGGCAATAATTACCGCCCCCAACTTCCAACATTGCATCCGACAATGTTTCAATCATGTGTTTCATACGAATCTAAATTTAACGATGTTTCGGTTTGTGTTTTGAACGCGAACCACATCAATGAAACCACCTTTTTCGTACATCTTTAACCAATTTGATAACTCGGTTACTTGATGCCTTGCCTGGATTTTGATGAATTCTTCATCGTAACGATACACCCATTCTTTGCCATAAAATCTTTGTACATCTTCCATGAAATCACGGGTTGATTGGCGAACCCTCCAACCACGGGTTTGTTTGGGTTTGTGTCCTTGAAACAATCGGTTCAAAATGTCCGTTGCTTGTTTCAATGTGGCCAACTCCTCCTCTGTGAATTGGCCAAATAATTGTTGTTGTGTCATATCTTGTTATTAAAATGGTAAATCATCGCTTCCCTTGGCGATTGGTTTGTATTGTGATAAGGTGTCGGTGCCAGTCAAAACATACTGCTCAAAGATTTGGGCGTATGCCAATACCTCGTGCAACTTGATGTCGCCATTGATGGCCAAATCCCCCGCAACTTTTAACACGCTCATACGCATGATGTGTTTGCCCGTGTCGGGATCCTTTGGTTTCGGTGCTTGAAATGCGTTTTGTTGAACCTCGGCGGGTTTACACTTGTAATAAATTGTGCCTTGGTACTCACGATCCGTTAACACATAATCCACTTCCTGGCCCACCACAAATTTGGTTTGGTTTTGGGTTTTGGCGTTGTACTCGGCCACATCTCCGTTGGCGAATGAAATTTGAAATTTGTACAACATACCATACTGGCCGTTGTAAGTTCCGTTGGCGGTTACATTGGTTACCGCACTTCTTTTGTTTTGTTCCATGATATTTGATTTGTTAGATTGTAATTTAGTTTTTGTAGAATCTCAAATTGCTTTTCCATTGATAACCCGTTACGCTTGAATTGAAACTTCCATGTGGTAACTGTGTAATAATTGGTTTGCAATAACTCGGATAACTCTTTGTTTGATTTGCTGAATACTTCGTTTAATGCTTCGTATGTTGTCATAAAATTAAAATGGTATATTGCTATGCCCCGCCGCCATTCCCAGGTTGTACAACCATCCAATGTCGGATAATTCCAAAACCATTGCACCGCTATCAATGTCCGTGCCTTGTGATTTGAAATAACGCTTTTCCACAATCGTGATGGCTTCGCTCATGTATTTGCTTTTCTTGATTATTTCAACTACTTGTTCCATTTCATCAACGAAAAGAAAGTTTAAGGTGTAAAGGGTTTTCATTTGTCGGCCCTCCCTTTGTACATTCTGCGTTGGTACAACATTTGGGTGAACTCATCAAATTCGGGGATGATTTCATCGCGTTCAAATTGGTAGGGCTTGGCTTCCTCGGTTTGTTGGAAACGCTTTGAATTGCGTTTGATACAATGCCACGCATACATCACCGCAATGGTGATAGGGGCAACGATGATTAGGTAAATGATATCCATAGTGTTATTTGTCTTATGCGAATATACAATTTGTTATTTGTAATACAAAATTATTGGGGGCGATTATGCCCCCTCGTTTTCACGAATTGATTGAATTAAGCAATGTAACTCATCCAAAAAGAAGTCAACATGATTCAATTTAACAATCATGGCTTCTTGTGTTTGGCTGTCGTAATCATCAAAACGCTCATCCATCAATTCGTCGTTTTTGTTCGATACTTTGACTTGTTGGCAAATTTTGTACAATTTGAATGACAATGTGCCGATTTGGTTTTCCAATTTTTCGAGTTGTTTTGGTGTTAAATTTTTCATATCCGTTTGTATTATGATTCAAAATACGGGGTTATTATTTGTAATTCCAAATTCCAAATACAAAAAGATTCAAAAAAAGTGAGAATTAACCCACTTTCTTTGTAAACGGCGTTATTCCTTTGTGAGTGACTGCAACATGGCAATCAATTTGGGGCATGGGTACACATCCGCCTTATCGGGGCGAACACTATTGTGTGTGTAAACGCCTGGTTCATTCTTCAATGCCCGTTTGGTTACTGCCCAAATATCTTCATTGTATTCTAATGGGATGCCGTATTTGGTTGACCATAGGATCAAAAGGTCTTTGATGGATGCGATTTGTTCATCCGTGTATGAATGCCACAACTTGTATCCTTTGTATGGTTTATCCAATTCGGTTACTTCTTCTTTCGGTATTTCACCACCCACATAATTGTAAAACTTTGTTCCCTTCTTGGTGATTGGCCCCCAATTGCAAACCTCAATACCAATTGATGTTTTGTCTAATGGCAAATAAGGACATCCCAAAGGTTGGAAATGCTTTGTTCCCAATCCCAAATGATAAGCCCAATACTCGCTTCCAAATCCTTGTACAATTGTTCCATCGGTTGAGATGGCAACGCAAGTTGAAACCTTGTTGGCTACCTTTTCCCAATATGCAAAGGTTTGTTCACCGCTTCCATTCCCCGCCGTGTGGTGTAAATACACCTGGGTTTTCTTCACCGCCTCGCGGTTGTATGCCCGAAATGGTACTTGTTTAATTTTCATCGTTTTGGTTTTTACTTGCCCCGAAATAAAATGATACCACCATTGTTACGATGGAAGTAACCCCACCCGCAATGGTGAAGTAAATGTCTTTTTGATCCGTTGGGAAATCCCAAAAGATGATTGAAAACAAAATGGCATAACTCAACCCCAAAATGAGGATGGCAATAATGCCCGTTGTGTTGGTCTTAAACTTATCGAAATTCATTTTCCTTGGCCTTTATATGGTTTGGATGATTTGTGTTTGTTAACTGACTTTGTATGCCTTCCCAATTTGCGTTTGGGCTTCGCACGGAATGTTGATGTGTTGGAAACCTTTGCCATTACAACCCGTTTAATTTAATCATATTTGAAATGGATGCCGTGTCTATGTCTGCCGTATCAATGCCCATGAAAATCATGGTGTTTGCATACTTTTCCGCCTTGGCTTGTGCCTTCTTTACATCCGCTTTCAACGCTTCCTTTTCTGCAACCTTTGATTCAACCATCTTTGCATTCATCGTTTGAGCCATTTTCGTGCATTCTCCCGCACTTTCAATGTTTTTTGATACCTTGGTAAGCAACGCATCAATTTCATCGATTGTAGGGCTTTGTTTTGCGTTTACGCTTGTGAACAAATATCCCGTCATAAATAGGGCTGTGAAAACAATCAATGCGTTTTTCATAGTTTTTTCATTGTTTGCATTATACGGATCTCTGTCATGGCACTTGCCAAGCATGAATCGGATCGTTTCAATGCGTAACTCAATTTGTCAATCTTGACATCCAACGCCTCAATCTTTGCATTGGCCTTTTCAATTTGTTCTTTGTACCCCGAACGAAGGTCAATATAAAGATACCCCACAGCCAACAGCATACAAAAAGCAACGGCAGCAACTGGGTTCTTACGAAATTGGTCAAAATTGACGGGCAAAGCATTTTTCGGTGTAGCCATTATATTACGGGATCGGGAACAATACAATATGGTGAATCGGGAAACTTGGCACAATACCCAACCAGGTACAAATTGTCATCCCCGCTGAATGTATGTATTCCCATCGGCTCGGGCCACACCTCAAACGGGGCAAAACTTGCGGGTGGTTCTGCATAAAACAGAATATCAACCGCCCATTTGTCGGACTGCTTTGTGCAAACGGGTTTGTCATCCACTTGCCCCCACTCTAAACAAATAAATCCAATTTCAACAACTGCGCAATCTTTCCAAGTTGTCACGGTTTCCCCGCTTGGGGTGGTTGTGGTTTGTTGTATGTCTTTTTTTAATTTCTCCCAATCTGCGGGTAAAAATTCAAATTTAGAAAATTGTTTCATTCTGTTAAATTGTGGTTAATGATGCCAATTCGGCGTTTGTTAAACGGGTTTTGAATAAGCAAAGTTGATTGTAAACCTTACCACCTATTCGGTCGTTTGTTGTGCTGTAAAGAAAAGTGAAATCGCTTGTTGTTGGGACTGTACCGCTTGAAGCGGTTGATATTTGTGCCCCATTAATATAATACGCAAAATCATTTGATTTATATGCAATTGCTATTTTATAGCGTTGCCCAACCGAAAAGGAATATGCACCACTAAATTGAGAAGTAGTATTTGAAACTTCGCCAATGATATATGTATTGCTATTTGCGTATAGCCCAATATAATTTGCACCACCGCCTAAAAATGCAATCCATTTTGCTGACCCATCATAAGCAGTAAAAACAAAGTCAACAAATAGCACACCTTCGGTTTGACCGATAAGCGACGAAATTCCCGTCTTGCTACATTCATCAGCCACCCTTGTGGCACTTGCTGATGTTGTTGGTATGTAGGATGTGGCGTAAGATGATTGCTCGGCTTGTCCGCCCCACAAATAACAATATGTACCCGTACCCACATAACCCGCAGTTGACCAACTTGAACTATTCAACATCAAACCAAAAGCATAGGCATCCCCACCCGCATAATTTGAAGAAACTGCAATTGTTCCACTTATTCTATACCATCCATTGCCTTGACTTGCAACACTTAAATTGCTCAAAGTTGCACTTGTAGTAAATTGGTCGGTTATTGTTCCCGTTTGTAAATCAACTACAACTTGCCCTCTATAATCAGTATTGTCTGTAATTCCCCACGAAATATATCTGTGAGTTCCTTGTTTTGCGTAAATTGAAAAAGACAAAGTTTGATTTGTCAATCCACTTCCTATAAGTTGGAAATAACGATGTTGTGTGTTTGCTGAGTCATTTTCAAGTTTACTCGCATTTTGCGTTCCGTCTGGTGATGTTGTAGAATTTGCGGTTGCAGTTGTATTGGTTAAATTCCAATAGGTTGTTAAATTCTGCGAAGACAAAACATAATTCGTACTCTGCTTCTCAAGTAGTAACGATGGACATCCGCCCCCGCCATTTTGATAAGTTAATCTTGGTACATTTAAGCGGTCGGTAGTGGGGAAATAGGGTTTGGCGGTTGAGCCGATGTTAATCTGACCTCCCCAAACTAAAATATCCGCGGCGTTTGCACTTGAATCTGTTGTAATCCCGTGTGGTTTGGCTGAACCACTTGGCAATATAGTAAACTCAAATCTTTGCCATTCAGATGTAGCCGTAAAATTTGAAGAAACCTCTGCACCATTGTTGCCAAATAATCGAAAAGTTTGATTTGTGCTTCCCGTTCTTTTAACATACATTGAAATTGTACCGCCATTTATCAAATTGATATCTTGATAAGTCCATTGAACTACACTACCTCCCGAATTTTGTATCCGTGTTGCGGTCATTGTTCCATTTGGCGCGGTTGCATAATTGGCAGTTCTTGTAATTGTTCCACTTACTGCATACGAACCCCACAATGTCAAATTTTCGGAATTATCTGCCAAATTCCACGGGCAAACCTCAACCAATCCCGCCGAATTTACTCGTGTTCCGTTGGATGCACGGGTGAAACTTAAATCTCCCGCACCACTTGTGGGAATTTGAGAATAAACAATATCCTCTTTGTATCCGCTTGGTATCATTACCAAACTCGCTTGTTCTAAAAGTGTACTCATTCTTGTGAATCTAAATTATCCAATTTGAAAATCATGCAGTCCACACCTTCGTAATAACCACCATCCGCAGTTACCCTATTGGTATATTCTAACGCCAATACCGCCCCACCCGCTTGGGTGAATGGTGTTACCCCAATCGCTAATCCAACAAACATTTATTCGTTGTAAAGAACGATTGAACCCGATGTCAAGGTGATTGATGAAATGTAATTACCATCGGCCACACAATGGAATGGGCCTGGCAATAATGTTACACCCGTCAATCCCATAATGGTCATCAATGAATTGCCATCCTTGTCCAAACAAGCCGATACAACGGCATTTGAATTGACAAAGAATCCACGGAATCTTCCCGTGTTGGCTGATGTATTGGCAACGGCTTTTGAACCCGTGTAACCCGCGGTGAATGCTGATCCTGAAATGCTCATATTGATAAAACGATTTTAAGGTTAATTGTTAGGGGTTACGCGATACATTGCCCACGCCTTGCGCCCACAATGTGCCATCACAACACTTTTTTGAATATGTGTTTTTGTCTTTGCATAAACACGCCCTTGTTCCACCGCCTTGTGGTGAACTCCGTGATGGTGTTTTCCACCCGTTCTGGGTGTTGTTGGGGTTGTTGGGGTTGTTCCAATTGCTCATTTTCTTGTGATTAAAAGTATCAAAAATAACAATGCCAATATCAATGCCAAACCAACACCCACCATTTGGGGCAAACTGATTCGTTCTTTGTATTGGATTTGTGGTGGTAATGTAATTGTCTTGGTGAATCGGATGGTATCGGCCTTTACAACTGTCTTAATTCTTATCACATCGTGATTTCGATACACAATCGTTTTAACGCCATCTTTTTCAATTGTGAGGGTATCAATCGTTTTTGTGGTGAAAGTGTCTGTAATGCTCACCGAATCGCGTACAAAGATGGTATCAATGCCATACACACTTATTTGCGCCATTGCGGGATTCTTTTTGATGGCTTGTTTCAAATGATACTGCGCGGAACACCCCGTTAACATCACCAAAAGAATTGTTGCTTTTGTGAACAAATCACAATTGGCGGGTTTCACGATTTTCAATTCCGTGAAGTATTTGGTCAATTTCTTGACCTTTTCATCCTTTGGCTTGTATGTCTTTTTTACAAATTCCATGAAACATAGTTGGATGGGTTCGTGTTTGGGTATTCCCCCGCTTCTTGGTTTTCGGTATACTGTGAAAATAATTGTGGGTAGTAACTCAAATAATCCACAACCCTACGGCGATAAGTTTCGGCGATGTTTCTTTGGCGTTGAACCAATGAATCCAATTCGCTTTTCTCTGGCAAGGTGGTGTTTTCGGGTGAGTTACGCAAAATACCCGCATTGGTTACCTCATAACCATGGAACAACAACAAATCAGCCATGGCGTAATGAATCAACATCGGTTGTACATAGTG